GTTGGAGGCTGTGGTGTTTGCGTCAAGTGATTGATGGCCCACCGCTACGTTTGCTGTACCTGTGGTGTTTAATAAAAGTGCGGTATAGCCAATCGCAATATTGTTATTAGCTGTGGTGTTGTCTCTTAATGCACTGACTCCAATAGCAATGTTTGCATCGCCACTTGTGTTTGAACCTAAGGCATTAACACCAACGGCAGTGTTATCTGTTCCTGTTGTGTTTGCATCTAGTGCGCTTGCCCCAACAGCAGTTAGCGAGTTACCTGAAGTGTTTGCGGTGAGTGCTTGATAACCAACAGCAGTGTTGTTTGAGGCAGAACCTACCGCTTCAAGGGCTGATTTACCTACTGCTGTATTGTTTGATCCAGTGTTATCTTGAAGTGCAGAAGCACCAACAGCAGTATTAAAACTTCCAGTTGTATTTGAGCTTAATGCTATACGTCCGACAGCTACGTTTTGCTGACCAGTTGTTATTGCGTCTCCTGCTAACGATCCGATTGCTACGTTGTAGTTTCCAGATAATGATCCAGATGATAATGCCGCATTACCAAGTGCTACGTTGCCTGTGGCAACAGGATAGTCTCCATCCAGTTTGATTGTGCCGCCGTCTACGCTGACGTTACCTGCTACGGTGAGGCCGTCAGCCGTCACTGTGCCTGTTACATCAATACCTGTGGAAAGCGTTTGAAGTTTTGCCGCATTATCGTAATAGAGTCTAACTACTCCATCACCAATACAGTCAATAAATGATTCTCCTGTGTATTTTTGCAGGTATAATCCGTTTCCACGAATAAACATATTTCCTGCTGTTGTTTCATCAATCCAACTATTTGTACCATCGTTGTAAATCTGTAAGTCATTATCATCACCTAGACGAATCTTATCGTTGTCGCCCAAGTCAACAGTCTGCACAGACGCAGAATCAATTGTTGTCGTTGTACCTGCAACAGTTAAGTTACCATCAATGGTAGTGTTACCTTTTAACTCTGCATCACCCGTGACTGTGAGTTCATCCGCAGTGTTAAAACGAGTTGGTCCAGAGCCGATATAACCCATTAGCTAATCTCCAAGAAACTCAATGCTACGTCAGCAGATGATGCTGTATTAGATGTGACTACGACAGTGTCAGATACGTTGAGAACAACCTTCTGCTCTCCACCAATGACTACGAGAGATGAGCCGACAGGGATCGGTGCATTTTTAATGATGTACACGTTATCGCCATCGTTATTCGTGACCTGCACACTGACTTCAATCTGTGATGTAACGATGTTCGCTACAGTCAATCCAATGATCGTTGTCTCAGTTGATGCGGGGCATGTGTATACAGTAGCAGGTGAAGTACCTACAGCCGTATCAGTTACAAGTTTGAAGTTATTTGCCATGAGAGATTATCCTAGTGCGATTGCAAATGGGATGGCCGCCGCTTCTGCTGTTGCCGCAGATGCCGCCGCTGAGGTTGCTGAGTCTTCTGCCTTAGCCGCATAGTGCAAAGCAGAGAAGCCTGTAGTGACACCGTCAGAGAGTGTGTATTGAGAGTCTTCTGGATTGATTGCTAACTTTTCAGCATCAGCCGCTGAGTCAGCCGCATCACTTGCAGATGTAGCCGCCGCCGTTGCAGAGCCAAGGATTGTATCAACATAACCCTTGCGAGTCAAGTCATCAGCGGCAGTCGGTGTAGCAGTCGATGTGATCTTATTGCCACCCATCGTGATGTTACCAGTCATGGTACCACCAGAGAGGTTAAGCTTAGTTGCATCTGCTGTATCTACATAAACCTTAGTTGCCGCATCTTGGTTAGCAGTAGGATCGCCTAAACCGGTGATCTTGCTAGTACCCATAGCGATAGCACCAGTCATGGTACCACCAGCTAATGGGAGCTTAGTTGCAATGCTGTTACTTAATGTAGTGTAGGCGTTCGCATCATCATTCAACGCCGCCGCTAACTCATTCAAAGTATCTAAAGCACCCGGTGCGCCATCAATAAGTCCTGAGATTTCAGTGTCTACATAGTTCTTAGTAGCGGCATCCTGTGCGCTGACAGGATCTGTGACGTTAGCAATGGTAGTACCAGTTACGTCCAGTGTACCGTTGACTGTGACATTGTTAAATGTAGAAGCACCGGATGAAGCAGTCACATTGCCCGTCAGATTACCTGTGACGTTACCAGTGACATTACCTGTTAGGTTACCAGTCACATTGCCTGTAACGTCGCCTGTGAGGTCCCCTGTGATGCCTGACGTAGCAGATAGTACAGTGAATGCACCAGAACCCGGTGAAGTGTTACCGATGTTTGTGCCATCAATTGCGCCACCGTTTACGTCAATGCTTGAGAAGGTAGAGGCACCAGTCGATGTGATATTACCTGTAACATTACCAGTGAGGTTGCCAGTCACATTCCCTGTTACATTCCCAGTGACGTTACCTGTGACATCGCCAGTCAAGTCTCCTGAGAAACCTGTGCTTGCAGTGATGGTTGTGCCGTTAACTGTTGTTGCAGTTACAGTAGAAGGAGAAGATGAACCAATCGCAGTGCCATCAATGTTGCCACCGTTAATGTCTACAGTAGCGAATGTTGATGTACCTGAAGATGTGACATTACCAGTGAGGTTACCTGTAACATTACCTGTAACATTACCTGTAACATTACCCGTGACGTTGCCCGTTAAGTTGCCCGTCACATTACCAGTTACGTCACCCGTAAGATCACCTGTTACATCCCCGGTCAATCCGCCCGATGCAGTCAGCACACCAGTTACTGTTGCAGTTTCATCAACAGTCAGTATGTCAATCTTAGCAGTACCATCTAAGTACAGGTTTTTGAATTCAACGGATGATGTACCTAAGTCCACATCATTGTCTGTGACAGGTACAAGTACACCGTCTTGGAAGCGGAGTTGTTCAACTGCTACGCCACCAACTTCACAGAAGATACCAACACGGTTGTTAGATGTATCGACTGCAACTTTGTTTAGTGCGTCAGTATCTGCAATCAGAGGAATGTAAGCACCTTCAGTGGATGAACCATCGTGCTTGTGCCCTGTAGCGAAAGCAAATGCATCACGGAGAGCATTGTATTCAGCGTTGACTGGTGCGGCCTTAATTACCTCACCAGAAATAATATCTGCTACGGATTGTCTGCTGTAACCTGCCATTTATCTCCGATCTCCATATCCGAACAGTAGAACAAAACCCTGAATGGCATGACTAGCGTTCGTATCGTTTGTTACATACTTAATTGCAATTGATGTGCCTGAACCTGAAAAAGAAGTCTTCTCTACAGGAGATGGGTTGCCATCAAAGATGGCTCCCGCATTATAAGTTGCTTCATTATAGTAAGCCGCCGCACCACGTGTTGTGATGTCATAGTTAGATGGGTTGAGTACGTCAACATCTTCGTAATCGTACACAATACCCAATACAATATCTGCATCGCCTTCTGCTCTAAGATACGTAGACAACTTTAAAAAGTTTTTACGTAGCTCAGGATCACCGAAGTGGTAGAATGGAGTTTGGAATAACGAAAATATATCCCCTCCATCAAAGTCAGTTCCTCGCTCTTGACGATACACTTTACCGTTAGAGTCTCCATGAAGAACAAACTCAAACTGACCAATGTATCCTGAGTCAGCGCAAGATGCTTGAATACCTAATAGCTGGCCGAACTCAAATCCAATTGAACCATTCTGTTGTTGGCGCAGTGCACCAATAACGCCCTGAGATTCTGAGGCGGAAAAGAAGAACCTAAACTGTGACTTTTGTCGGATAACAACAGACGAAAGATTGTCTAAGTCTTGGTTGAGCACAAGGTCATTAAAAATTGACTGCACGTTCTTGGATACTGTTTCCAAGTTAACATCGCCAATTTTATCAGTACCAGAGACTGGACGCAGTCCGTCAGGTCCAATAAACAGTAGGTCACCGCCAAGCTCTACAACAGAATCGGATGCAATACATCCTAAATCGTTTGTTACCTGTAACAATGAAAAATCTGCGTTACTGTTACCGACAAGCTTCTTAATATTGTTCGTACCGAAGATGAATAATTCATCACGGAACGCTTTAATCTGTACAATCTCAAAGCCTACGTTAATAACACCAGCACCGTTCGCTGGGCTAAAGTCTGTCTCATCCAATGGGGCAGAGTAGTGTAGGTTGTATGGATCTGTGCTGTCACCAGCTAAAAATAAATGAGATTTAAATTCAGTAACGTACTTTGGATTATTGGGAGCATTAGCATGTGTAATCTGTGTGTATGTTGTGCCGTCATATTTAGCGGCAGGA